GTGAGAACGTCACTGCCTGCAGGTTCCCAATCCACTGTAATATCAACATCACTGCGGCGTTCCATTACTGCAGTATACTCCAGTGTGCCAAACAAGCCTTCCCACGCATCAGCAAAACTTTTCTTTTCCAAGTTGATTTTGTCACTGATGTATTGGTCAGTTAGTGTGGGTCTCAACTGTCCTACAATAGTTTCTGGACCCATGTTCAGTGCACGAATAGCACTGGGATACAGACTGTTGATGTCAATAGCACCAATCCACTCGTGCATACCTTTTTTAGGATGTGCAACATAAGCACCTGCTGCGGCAGTGCTGCCTTCGTGACTACGGCGATTTGGAACAATCAAGTTTTGCTTGTGTGCGTGATTGATAATTGCTTGCTCAGTAACAGCAACAGCACCCATAACAGTGGGCATAAGCACAGTGTTTTCGTGAGCAATAGCATTAGCCAAGTCCATAAACTTCAGTTTCTTGTCCAGTTTATCCAGCAGTGCAACGTCCTGTCTGTTGTATGCAATGAACTTTTCAAAGTCTTGATTGTACAATGTATCCAGTGTGCCTTCGTAGGCAACTTTCTTTTCGCCAAGTTCGTATTCACCGATTGCATCCAAACTGTAACTGTGACGCTCTTCGTATGTATATTTTCTATACAATTGCATGTAGTCTACGTGCACACGACCAATCAAGTCATATGTGACATTTTCTGCACCAAAACGTTCAAATGTGCGCTTCTTAGGAAACTGTTCCCACAAACAAAACCGACGAGTATCGTTTTTGCTGAGAACACGTGTAATACGTGTAACCAAATAGGGAATATCGTAGCCTTCGCTGTTCCAACCGCTGATGATGTCTGCATCTTCGAGCAAGTCTAGGAATGTTTGCAGCATCAGTGCTTCGTCGTCAAACATCACAGTATTGTCAAATTTAGCAGCAATGTCATTTGCTACATCCATGCTCATGCCACTTGGCGGAATAGCCAGTGTTACCAATTGATCCAACCACTGCAAATGAACTGTAATGGCAGTGATAGGCATGAATGCTTCTTCAGGACTGCTAAACCCACGCTTGGGATCATAGTCAGTCTCGATGTCTACAAATGCTGTTTGCATAACTGGAGCATCTGCATCTAAGTAATGCTCGCTCAAACAGCGGAAAATAGGATTAATATCACTTTCCCAAAGACGCTGCCCTTCGTGCATTTTAACTTCACGTCGAAATTCTTTGCTGCTACGAGTAGCAAATCGCGACACAGGAGTTCCGTAGATAGTTGTGTGCTTGCCGCGAGCATCGTCGTAGTAAAACACATAGTTAGCCGGATACTCGTTAAAAATTCGTTTACCGTTTACACGCTCCACAACATGAATTCTGTCTGTGTCTCGGTCAATAATAGCGTCAATGTAACTCAATAATTCTTCCTTTTATTATAATTATTGATCTTTGCCGACTGCTACCAGAATATCTTCTAGCATACTGTAATCTTCGCTGGCACGACTAAAGTCTCCTTTGTGTGCAATTTTGATAGCACGATTAAGCACTGCTGGTTTGATTTGCATTTCTTCTGCAATTGCTCGTACAGTGTCCTTAAGACCTCCGTTGAGATCTTCTACTTCTTGCATTACAGTGCTGCCTTCGCGAATCAACTGCGTAAGTTTATCTTTTTCTTCTTGTGTGAAGTTTCGTACTGACATGTAAATACCTTTTTTGTTTATACTGTTTTAAACTATAGGATTATGCACAGTTTGTCAAGAGTTTTCTACGATTTTCACAACCAAACGATTGCTGCCTCTCAGTACTCGATGAAACATTTCTGCGGGGATTGTGTAGGTTATTCCCGGCAATAAATCCTGCGGAAGTTGGTTGTCCAACTGCAATGCCCAGTTATCGCCTTCTACTACGGTAATGTGTCTGGTATTGCGATCTTGGTGCCATACCAATTCACTTGAATCAACTGTGGATTCAAATGTTCTTAACTTGGTTGTTTCATTTAGTATTTGGTCTTTGTAGGGTTTTACCACCACTGTCCGCCTTTGATACCCAGGCTCTTGTAGCGTGGAAGTCTACAACTCCAATAACTGGCCTTGGTACGATCGTTTTTGTTTTTACAATCATGACGATCAACAAACGCTTTTACACGACCTGGATCATCTGTTTTTACTGTCATGCCTTGTTGTCCAAAGCTGACTTTAATTACATTGCCTTTTTTGTTTTTGGTATACACGTAGAATTTTTTACTACCGCCACGTTTTGGCTTGTTTAGTTCTACTGTTTTGCCTTGGTATTTGGCTTCGTTCATTGCGGCTTTTGCTTCTCTTTCAGCATCTTCCCAACTGTGAGGCTTGCCTGCTTTTTCCAGTCTGCGCATTGCTGCTAGTTTTTGTTGTAGTGTCGGCTCAAACTTTTCTTTTTTAACTTTACGCTTGCTACGTTTCCAACTTGGTTCACTTTTACCAGCAGCAAATCCCCAAAGTTCGTTTACCATTTCTTCATTTTCTAGCAGTGCTTCATTTACAGAAACAAGACGATTGCCCTGCTTCATAAAGAACTTTTGCAGTTTAACGCCAGCAATGATAAGAGCAACTGCCATTCCAATTTCAAAACCGTGCTCAATCAGCATGCTGGTCATTTCTTCGCCGAGTACGCCTGCTACCCAATCCCAACCCTCCTGGATTGCTTGGTATGCTAACGTGCCTACTGCGAACTGTTTCCAGTAACGTTTTAGTATCCATTTTACTACAGGCCAGGCACTTTCTTTGATTGCCCATCTGATAACCCACTTTGCTGCAACACCCATTGCAGGACCAAACTCGTCCAGTTGTTCGTCTTCGTAAAATGGAATGTCCAATGGAACTTCTTCGCCACTGGCTAATTCGACAATAGTACCAATGTCTGTGTTGATTACCTCTTGGTCGAACCAATCAAGTTCAATCTTGCCCTCGGCAAACTTGGTTCTTACTTCTTCAATTAAACGAAAGAACTCCTCACTGCCTGGGCGAAAAATATTTTCGCTCAATGGCAATCCATTGCTAACATGATATTGCAAGCCTTCGCTAAGTGTGTTCAAGTCGTTTATTTTCATAATACTATTTATACTTGTCGTCTTGCCAGTTGTCCAGTTCTTTCCAACCGTCCCAATCAGGAATGCTACGTCTGATACGATTTGTCATGTCTACTACAATACGTGCTAAGCCAAACCCACCGTATACAAAAGGAAAGATAGCATGCACAATACTCATAACACCCAAGTAAATCTGCTGTGCTCCTGCTCTGATAGCAATCCAAGCATGATAAAAATAATATCCAACTGATAGTTCTCTGTTGGCAGCTTTTGCTGCTTTTTTCAAGTGATCAAAAATCATAACCGATCCTTTCTTATCTTCCGCCGCCCGGTACAACCAGAGCCATTAGTAACTGTGTGCGATCCATTTCACGCAGGACAATATCTATCTCTTTTGTATCTTCGCCACGCTGTACTTTAACAGTCCAAGTCTCGCCTGGGAGTGCCAGTACAGTTTTTGCCAATACACTCCAGCTGGTTCTTACATTTTCGCCATCAACTTCTAATATAACGTCACCTTGCTGTAAACCACTTTCTTCGCCTACAGTTTTTGTTGATTCGTCGGTTTGGGTACTGTAGTCAATGTATGCGTAATGTCTATCGTCGGGATCAATATCTTTAACAGCAGCTAATTCAAGTGTTCCCATAGCAAGTGGATATTCAGCATAAGGAACATATCCTTTTTCTGCATACTCTGAACTCATGATATAGTCAAATGCTCTTTTTGCTTGTCCTGCTCCAACTGCCAAGCCTACACCGTCCCATCCGGGCATAGATCTACCTGGGCTCAGTAAACTTTGCGCAACACCAACTACTTTTCCGTTTGATCCAATAACTGGTCCGCCACTGTTGCCTCTGTTGATAACTGCGTCAATTTGTACCATTAGACTGTATGGACGAGCACCATAACGTCCAGCGTAGCTAACAATGCCAGTGGTTCCGCTCCACGCTAAACTCATGCCATGTCCTACAACAGTTACTGGCATGCCAACGCCAATATTGTCGTTGTCTTCCCACTCAAGTGCTTCCCATTCTTCGTTGTCTTGTTTTGTAATTTTTAAAACAGCAATATCTGCGACTTCATCTACACCAACAATTTCAGCATCGTAATCCCACATATCCAATGCTGTGTTAACTGAAACTTTCCATAGTATAGGAGTGTTTACTGCTTCTGCAACAACATGATGATTGGTTACAATCCAACCGTTGTTGTCGTCTACTTTGACGAAAAACCCAGTTCCTAATCCGCCACCTTCGGTAACACCAGGTAGAACGTTTCTTGTTGAAATCATAACAACACTTTCGTATCCCGAGTATATTGCTCGTTTCGTATATCGTTCAGTGTCGAATTCAGTGCCGTTAAACACTACACGATTAAATTCGTATAGTGCGTCTGCTGCAGTTTCGTTAATGTCGTTGAGCCAGTAAATACCTTTGTGTATTTGTTCTTGGATTGGGCGATAGTTTGCGCTAATAATTACAGAGATTAGAACGATTAACGCTGCGTTAAATAGAGACTTAAATGCTCTTTTCCCAAAATTCATAATGTAATTCCTTATACTATATTTAGCGGAATTACATTATGTCTTTGTTTTATTTCTTTTTGGCTTTTGTAGGCTCGCAATTGTTAACACGTTTGCCAGCATTTTTACCTGTTCCTGGTTTTGTTTTTACACCACTTTGTGCGCCTGGCGCATATCCTGGCCAACACTTATCTGCAGCTTCTTCTACATGTTCTTCTTCATCACTACTGTGACCCAAATGCTTGTGTACAAGATCATCCAGTTCAGTGTGAAACTGATCCACTTGCTCGTCTGTTAATCCTTCAAGTATCTGTTTAATTTTCATAGTTAATCCTTAATAAAGTTTGCGGCACTAAATTCTAGTCTATCTACAATTTTCATAGCATTGCCCATGTGATCTACAATAACAAAACCCTCAGGATCTGTTACTCGAAAACTGCCATCTGGTTGTTCGATGAAACTGTCCATAGCACGTATGCTGCGCATTTTCTTTTGGAACATCATCTTAACTGATTCTGCTTTCAAGTATGCACTGTACATGTTTGCAACAGTTTCTACATTGTCGTTTAGCATTTGAAGTGCAGCGTTCATCTGTGCCAGTTTACGCTGTCCTGCAGTTCCTTCAGGACCGGTTTTTAACTTGCTGATAGCAGTTTCGTATTTGGTTTGAATACGTTCAATAAAACTGCTAGCGAAACGTTTTGGGTCTTGCACTAACCCTGCACCACTGCGTATAGGTGCGTTGGCATGTGCTTTTAGTTCTACAATAAGATCAAAAGGCAGTTGCTGATTTAGTTTGTTGAATGCTGCGCTGTCAACAGGTGTGCTTTTTAAGTCTTGCAGTGCACTGCGGATAGCATCGCCCTGTGCGTCACTCAACTGTACTTGTCCGCTAACGTCACGGATACGTGCATCTGTGAACCATACCGCTGAGTTTGGCGTTAGCGCACTGCTATCGTAACCAAAACTGGCTCGCATGTCTTCTAAACTGTCACCGCTGTAATTGGTGTGAAACACTATACCTATTTCTGCTGCCTGCATACGTTTTGCCAGTTCGCTATCAGCAGGAACAGTGTATGTAATAGTGTTGGGTTTAAACGCAATGTGCTTTTCGCCATCAATGGTTACAGTTTTTAAATCGCCACGAGTAAACAACAAGTCACCTTGCACAATGCCTTGTATGTTTAAATCTTTTAGGTTAGCCAGTGCAGCGTTCAATTTATCACGCAATCCTGCTTTGCTAACAGTTTCGTCGCCCTTGCGCACATCAGGATGGTTCTGTTCAATATCAGCAGGTGTTTTGTTTAGTTTTGGATTCTTGGCAAACACACCTTTGGTGCCTACAAAGAATCTACCGTCTTCTGGATCTGTACCAGCAAATACAGCAGGGGATCCGTCCCATTTTGTAGTTACAGCATCGCCGCCTGCGTCTCCGCCTTCCATACTGTCCAACAGTCTTGCAAATGTGTTTACCACACGATCAACACCTGCACGACCATGCATAAACACCAATTCTTCTGCGTGATCCAAATGTACGTTTTTACCATCTGCTTCAAACAGTGCTTGTGCTAGTGTTCGCTGTGATGCTGTGAACAGTTCAAAAAGTTTCAATCTGCTAACTCCACTGCTACAATACCGTCGTTGCTGATTACGTGTGCAGTATTGCCAACAACAATAACATCACCAGTTTGCATGCTACTATGCTCAACACCCAAACTGTCCAGCATGCTTTCGGCACCATTGTCTGTGTCCCAGTTTTCGCTTTGCATCATGCTGAGTATAATTTCTGGATCTGTTTCTGCCAGTGTACCGATCATAGCATGAGAACGATATAGATTGTTGACGTCTGTGTTGCTTGGATCACGTCCATTTTTTAGATACCAAATTTCAGTATCGCCTGGCTGATAGTATTCGCCAGCATCACTGAGTCGTCTGTATTGCACGTTCGACTCTAGTATGCTCACATATTTTTTATACCAGTCGTTCATTTTTTCTTACGCTTGATCATTTTGCCCATTGGCATTGGTACACTTGCAACTGCACCAGCAGTTGTAGTTTCGTTGTATACTTTTTTATTAATAGACTTAGCAGTCATGCTTGGACGTTTCTTGCCAGCAGCTTTGCGATCTTTTTTCTCGTCTGCTTTAATCTCTGCTTGTGTAGGTGCAGTATACTTTTTTGCTTCTTCTACTTTTTTATCGTCTTTGCTCATGCTGCCACTTTTAACTGCGCCTGACTTTTTGATCTTGTTGACCATTTGTAAACGATGCTGCGAAGCAGTCTTGCCTTCTGCTACTTTTTCTTTATCTGCTAGGTGAGCATCAATACCTGCTGTAGATTTCATCTTCCAATGTGCTGCCGCTTTCTTTGCCGCTTCATATGCTGAACCTGCATGACATTCGTGCTTGCCTTTTTTTGCGTGTACACAAATGTATGGACGTTCTTCTGATTCTTGTACGCTTTCGTCCATTGCAGGCATTGGCTCGCTCTGATGCTTTTCCATCATATCGTATTCAAGTGTGTGAGTAACACTGCTCATATAGTCTGCTGCTTTTGTAATTTTAGCCTGCATCCAACCTTGAATACCTTGTTCTTCGCTTACGTTTTTCAACATCTTGTGTAGTTTTACAGCATAGTTTGCAATCTTGTATAGGTCACTGCGAGCCATTTGTACTTCATGATCACGTTCCATGTGCGCTGCTTCGTCTGCTACGCTTTCTTTGATCGATTTCATGTCACGTCTAAGTTCTAAATACTTGTGCCCATCAGTGGCAACTAAACCTAGTTTATCTGCGTCTTGTTGTGATTGTAGTCTGTTTGTCATTGGATAAGCTTTTTTAATTTCCAATGTTTCCGGGTCATAAACAACACGCATATTTCTGTATTTTTCAAACTCTGATCTTTCGCTCAGTGTACTTTCGCCCATAGCCGCATGCTTTGCTGCCATGTGTTTCTTGTACTTGGCACTGCCTTTTTTGTGTGGACTACAACCCTCTGCCATGCCTTTGTCGAACTGGTTCATAGTATCAATTAACACTTGTTCTAGTTCTTTGTGTGCCTGATTACGCTCTTCTTCGCCTGCGCCTAGGTCGTCGAGGTCTGCTTTTAGACCGGCATGTACTTCCATTCTAGCACGAAGTTGATCCTCGCCTTTTTGTAGTTTAGAATAAAACCAATCGCCCGCTGAATCAATTGCACGTTCTACTGCTTCGTATTGATCATCGCCGCCCCATTCGTTAATCTGTTTCATAGCAAAGTCTGCCATCTTCATTAGGCCTGCTTTTGAATTCAACATCTGTTCCATGCTGGCTTTGTTCTTGTCACTTACAGCATCATATACTTGCATTATAGCACTTGCTGTAAACATGTCAACCATTACGCCGTGTACCTTAGCAGCACTTTTGTCTGCTACGATTTGTTTAAGTGCTTCAACGCTTTCGCATACGCCTTCTTCCATATCTTTGTAGTCATCGTCGTATCTGCGGAATTCATCATATGACATATACATATCAGTGTCAGGATCGTAGTACTTGCCCGCTTTTGGATCATAGTATACAACTTTGCCGCTTAGTGTAGAGAAAGGACCTTCTAGACCCGTACGGGCTTGATACTTTTCTTTATCCATTGGAGGAAGAACTTTATAACCTTCGTTGGTTTCTGTTTCTACTACAGTATACGCTTTGTAGTTTCCTTGTTCAACGCCCTGACTGCCATAAGCTTCTGCACT